CTCGCCCTCGCCAAGTCCGTCGGCCGCACGCCGGAGGGCTTCTATGTGCCCTTCGAAGTATGGCGCCGCGATTTCAACGTCGGCACGACCACCGAGGCGGGCAACCTCGTCGGCACGTCGATTCGCCCCGACTTGTATGTCGACGCCCTGCGCAATGCGCTCGTCATGGCGCGCCTGGGCGCCCGCGTGCTCGTCGGCTTGACCGACAGCATCACCATTCCACGAAAAGCCACCGCCTCGAGCTTGGGCACATTAACGGAAATCGGCAGCGCGACCGAAAGTGCGCCGACCACCGCCGGGCTCGGCCTTTCGCCCAAGCGCGTCGGCGCGTTCATCGAGGTATCCAAGCAAGCCATCATCCAATCGGCCCTTAGTCTCGAGGGCATGATGCGCGACGACTTGCTCATGGGCGCCGCGGTGCAACTGGAAAACCTCGCCATCAACGGCAACGGCACCTCGCCGCAACACGCCGGCATCCGCAACACCACCGGCCGCGGCACCGTCGTCGGCGGCACCCACGGGCTCGCGCCTGCGTGGTCGCATTTCGTCGACCTCGAATCGGCGTGTGCCAACAGCAACGCCGAGCCCGACGCACTCGCCGGCTACCTCCTCAACACCAAGACCCGCGGCAAGCTCAAGCAAACGCAGCTCGGCACGAATCTTCCCTTTATCTGGACGCCGGGCGCCTTCCCGGTCAACGGATACCGGGCGCTCGTTTCGAACAACGTGCCCTCGAATCTCACGAAAGGCACGTCGACGACGGTGTGCTCAAGCGCGATTTTCTCGAGCGATTGGTCAATGGAGGTGCTCGCGTTCTTCGGCGCGCCCGATATCACCGTCGACCCGTACACCAAGGCCGACACCGGGCAAGTCAAGATCACGCTCAACCAGTTCGCGGATTCGGGCGTGCGCCTGCCGGCCGCCTTCGCAACCATCGACGACATGCTCGCCGGCTAACGCAACGGGAGGACACCCGGCGGCCGTCACGGTCGCCGGCCGCTTATGACTTGGCACATGGACGCCCCGCAAGGGAGCGAAGCGCGCAAGGTGCGATTCGACGTCGTGCAATACTGCGCATCGGGCATCGATGTCGGATGCGGCCCCGCGAAAGTATGGCCCGGCATGATCGGCGTCGACTCGCTCAAGGACACCGAGCTATTCGGCATCCCGATGAAACCCGACATCGTGGTCCCCGATGCGGCGCGCTTGGGCCTTTTCGGCTCGGAAGTGATGGAGTGCGTATTCTCCTCGCACCTCCTCGAGCATATTGCCGACTACAAGGCCGCGCTCGCGGAATGGTGGCGGCTCGTTCGACCGGGCGGCTATCTGGTGCTCTACCTGCCGCACCGTGATTTTTATCCGAACATCGGCGAGCCGGGCGCCAATCCCGACCACGTCCACGACTTCGCGCCCACCGATATCGTCGACGCCATGCGCGAGCTCGCGCCCGATTGGGACCTCCTCGAGAACCAAGACCGCAACGGCGGCCTCGAGTACAGTTTCTTGCAGGTTTACCAGAAAACCGCACCCGGCACCGGCCAGCGGTACACGTGCGAGGCGCCCAAGCCCGCCAAAACGGCCGCCATCGTGCGCGTCGGCGGGCATGGGGATGCGCTTTGGGCAAGCTCGCCGGCGGCGCTCCTCAAAGAACAAGGCTATCACGTCACCATCTACACGACGGCCGGCGGCGCCGACGTCCTGCGCCATGACCCCAACATCGATCGCGTCGTCGCGCTTCCAAGTAGCGCCATGACCGACGAGGATTTGCTCGAGTATTGGGGGCACCTCGGCCGCCAATACGATCGCTTCGTCAATCTCATCGGATCCGTCGAGCAATCGTTGCTACTCCACGACACCGAAATCGGCTTCTATCGACCGCACGCGCTACGGCACAAACTCTGCAACACCAACTACCTCGAGCGCGTCCATGACTTCGCCGAGGTGGCGTATGACTTCCGCCAAAAGTTCTATCCCACGCCGGCCGAACTCGAATGGGCCCGCAAGATGCGCGCCGAGCTCAAGGGCCCGCTCGTGGTCATTGCGCCGGCCGGCTCCGGGCAAGTGAAGTATTGGCCGCATGCGCAATCGCTCATGCAATCGCTCGGGCATCATGGGATTTATTCCGTCGTCCTCGGCGACGTGCGTGACCCCAAGCTCGTCGGCGTCGAACCCTGGGGCAGTGTCATCGGGATGGATTGGCCGATCCGATTGGCCCTCACGTTCGCCACGCTCGCCGACGCCGTCGTCGGCACCGAGTCGCTCATCGTCAACGCCGTCGCATTCGAGCCGATGCTCAAGATCGTCACCATGTCGCACTCGAGCGCCGAGAATCTCACAAAGCACTGGACCAACACCGCGGCCGCCGAGCCCGTCGGCGTGGCCTGCCACCCATGCCATCGGATTCACGGCTCGTTCAACTTTTGCGCGCAAGACAAGGGCACCGGCGCGGCCGCCTGTCAGGCATTCATCACGGCCGACATGGTCCTCGGCGCCTTGCTCAATCACCTCAATTTCGAAAAAGCCGAGGCGGCCTAAATGGAACGCGACCCGGTCGCCGACTTTTTCGATCCGCTCGACGGGCTCACCACCCCGGCGCGCGTCGACGGTCGCACCATTCCCGTCCTTTTTGACGCCGCGTATACCGACGTCCTCGGCGTGGGCAGTGCATCACCGGCGGCCACGTGCTCGGATGCCAGCCTCGAGGGCGTGCGTGCCGGCGCGTTGATGACCATCAAAGGCGTCGACTATCGCATCGACATGCTCGAGCCCGACGGCACGGGCGTCACACTTGCGCGGCTATCGAGAGCATAAAAACATGCCGATCGTTTCCTCCTCCTACGCGATCGACGCCCACCAGCAGCAGGACGGCGGGCGCTACGTGCGCGAGACGCACACGGACAACACCGGCAAGGTGTACGACGGCATCATTTACAAGCTGCCTGCGGGTGCCGGAACGACAGAAGCAGATGCGTTCCTGGCGCAGCATGCGGCGTCGCTCGACGTGCAACTTGCCGAGGCGGAAGCGGAGGCCCTGATTGGCGATTAGTCTCAACCATCAAACCGAAGCAGAGTTCGCCGCACGTTTCTGGGCGAAGGTGCGCGAGGTGCGTCAGCAGTTTGAGGCTGCGGCACCTGGATCTCGTGAGAAACGTCTGTACGGTGAGAAGTTTGGCTACCTCATCTGGTGGTTGCACGGCAAGGTGACGAGCGGTGACATTACGAGCAACGCGGCGCGGCTGTCGTTCAACGCCGCGTATGGCCGTTCGCTCACCGCAGGGCAATGGAATACGTTCGTGACGGACACGTTGATGCCGATCCGCGATAGGTATCAGGCGATGCTCGATCAGGGTGACATCTAATGGCGATCCAGTATTACACCTCGGCCGGAAACGGCACAGACCCCACAGCAGGTTGGACGACAGGACACGCCACTTTAGCGGCGGCTCTTTCGGCGGCTAGTTCGGGCGACTCGGTATACATCGACATGGCGAATATCGCTTCCGGTGACTCTGGTGTAACTACCGCCACGACATGGACAGTCTCGGCCGGCGTAACGCTGCATGTCGGAACGCAAAATGGCGCGACTGATATTACGACCGGTTACATGGGCACGACATATTGGATCGGTCGATCTACGGCTGGCGCAAATATCACATTAAATACGGGGAAAGGGTGCAAGATCATCGGCGGACTGACACTCCGGGAGCATGGAGGCAATAGCCTTGTCGTGAACACTACTACGGGCAGCGGGTTTTTGTATGCAGACACGTTGACGCTTTGGCATAGTTCCACAACCGGAGGGGGCACCTCTAGGATTGGAGGGCAGCAAAACAACCAAACTCAAATCGAGACGCTAAACATAACATATGCTCGTACAAGCTCGACAATCAGTGAGTTTCAAGTCGCGGGAATTGTGCGGATTGGAGTCTTAACGCTGACCACGGGCGGCGCGACCGCCCCTTCGGGCGGCTGGATCAATGACCCGAATGTCTCCGCTGCGGCCAATCTGACGGTGAATGGTGGTGACATTTCTGCGCTTGGCAGTGGCGCGACCATTATTGGTGATTGCGGTAGTTCGCCGCTAACGTGCCGACTTGAGAACACAATTCTCCCCGCAAGTTTTGTCGGCGTGACCACGCAGACAGGTGGCCTCGCTGGCGGTGAGTTGTTCTTGACCGATTGCTACGAGAGCACCGTTGGTGCGGTTCCTTTCGGCTACTTTAACGACTCTGGTCAGGTGATTGTTGATACCGGAATTTTCTTGACGGCAGGCATTTCGTCATCTTCGTGGAAAATCTCTACTACAAGTAGATGTACTGCGCGCGAACCATTTTGGACGCCATTCATTTTTGAATACCAAGCGGCGGCTACGGTCACGCCTGAGTTTGAAGTGCTGCGTGAGGGCAATTCTTCTGCATACACAGACGCGGAATTCTGGATGGAGTCGCTTACTAAGCAGACATCCTCATCCGTCGAAACCACTTTTGAATCCACGCAAGGAACGGGGACGAATATAACAACAGGGGTCGGCACCTCATCATGGACGGTTAGCGGATCGCCGGGCGATTCTGGTGACTGGTCAGGCATTCTCTCCCAAGGATCGACAGTGCTAGCAGAAGATGGCTTCGTTAAGAGCCGTATCTGCGCGGCTGTTGCCTCTTCCACGATTTACGTTGATCCGGGGCCGGTAGGCTAATGGCTGCAACCTCACGCGCATCACCAGGAGGCGGATGGAGTGTAGGAAGTGACTCCGATACGTTCTCCCGTGCCGTTCCCGGTGCCGAGTGGGAAGTGCAACAGTCCGCCGCCGGCCCGACTGACCTCGCCCTAGCTGACTTGTCGCACGGCCACACGCTCGACCACCTCGACCTCACGCAAACCCACGTCCTGGCCCCGGCCGACTTGTCGCACGGCCACACGCTCGACAACCTCGACCTCACGCAAACCCACGCCCTGACCGTCGCCGATATATTGCACGCGCACGGCTTGGACAACCTCGGCCTCACGCAAGCCCACGTGCTCGCCCTAGCCGACGCGACGCACGGCCACACGCTCGACAACCTCGGCCTCACGCAAGCCCACGTGCTCGCCCTGGCCGAGCTATTGCACGGCCACACGCTCGACAACCTCGGCCTCACCGGCGCCGGCGATCTCGCCATCGCAGACGCGACGCACGGCCACGCGCTCGACAACCTCGCGCTCACGCAAGCCCACGTCCTCGCCCTGGCCGAGCTATTGCACGCGCACGCCGCCGACAACCTCGTGCTCGCCGGCGGGAGCTCACTAACGGTTGCCGACATCGCGCACGGCCACATCGCCGACAACCTCGCCCTCGGTCAAGTCCACGTCCTCGCGCTCGAGGACGCCTTGCACGCGCACCTCGCCGACGGCCTCGCGCTGTCGCAATTGCACGTGCTCGTCATATCCGAGGCGGCGCACGCGCACCTACTCGACAACGTCGCCCTCGGCTTGGGCGGCACCGTGCCGCCGCGGCATGTCCTCGTCGTGCGCGGCGAATCGCGCACGCTCGTCGTCATGCCCAAGTCACCCACGCGCATCATCCACTAACCGCCAAAGGCTCGCCCATGAAAATCACCGCCACCGCCAATTTCAAGCACGGCCGTTTCGCCTTTGCCAAGGGCGCCGCGTATGACGTGCCCGACCGTTTCGCCGGCCTTTTCCTCGGCAACGGATGGGCGATCGAGGCGGGCGACGACGCGCCATGTATGCCCGTCGGCATCGCCGAGCTCGGCGCCAATGCGCCCGTCGGCGCGCTGCCCTCGGTCGACCGCGCCACGCTCACCGTCGAATCGGTCAACCACGCCGGCGCCAACAGTAACGCCGGCTAACGGTTCAACTCACCAAGGACGCAATCATGGCGAAACGATGCAATCCCACCCTCCTCGACAAGATGCTCGACGCACTCAAAACCGGCTATTCGGGATTCGGCCCGGTCGATAAACAAGTCGCCTGTTCAGCCGAGCCCACGACATTCGCCGAGGCCAATGCCACGTATGCGCTCGCCGACGTGGCACTCTCGGGAACCGACTTCACGATCGCCAACGGCGACGGCGCCGGCAACACGCCCCGCAAAGCCACCGTCGGCGCCAAGTCGGGCGTCACGGTCGATACCAACGGCACCGCCACGCACGTCGCACTCATCGATACCGCGAATTCGCTTTTGCTGGAAGTCACCACATGCACGAGCCAAGCTCTCACCGCAGGCAACACGGTGAACTTCCCCGCGTGGGATATCGAAATCGGCGCGCCGACCTAATGCCATGACGGCCGGCTTTTACATCGCCGACGACCAAGTCGACGAGATCATCAAAGATCCGGCCGACGACTTGCCGTATGCGTTGGCGTTCTACGATTGGCTGCGCGGCTCGGATCAATACTGGTCGCATCGGCGCATCGTCAAGCCGGGCGAGACATACACGCCGGCCGCGGCCGCGTTGAACGGCTACCGCTACCGATGCAAAAAAGGCGGCCTCACCGGCAACGCGGCGCCCACATGGCCGACCACCGGCTCGGCCGATATCACCGACGGCGGCGTGACTTGGGTATTAATCGGCGCCGAGGACACGCTCGCCACCGTAAGCGTCACCCCTGAGTCGGGACTCACCGCCGACTCGCCGGAACTCGACGAAACCGGCACGCGCGCGCGGTTCAACCTGTCGGGCGGCACCGCCGGCCGGGCTTACCTCGTGACGGTCGAAGTCGCCACGACGCAGAGCAAGACCAAGCAAACGACGTTCCGCGTGCGGATGCGAGAATCATAAATGGCGCACGTTCGCACACAAATCCGCGACGCGCTGGCGCTCCTCCTCGCCGGCCTCACCACGACGGCCGATCGCGTTTTCGTCTCGCGCGTCTCGCCCATCCCGCAAGACGACTTGCCCGCACTCGTGGTCAATGTCGACGAAGAAGAAATCGAACTCGCCACCGCCTCGACGGCGCCGACGATTTCGCGCGGCCTCACCATCCGCGTCGCCGCTCTCACGCGCCTCGTCGACGGGCTCGACGACGAGCTCGACGCCATGACGCTCGAGCTCGAGCTCGCGATCGCCGGCGACGACACGCTCGCCGGCCTGCTCAATGAGCCCATGATCCTCACCGGCCTCGAGGTAGAACGCAGCACCGAGGGCGACGCGCCCATCGGCCGAATCACGCTCACCTACGCAACACGCTACGAAACCACCACCTCGGCGCCCGACGTCGCCCTTTAAGGAGTAACCGCCATGCCCTCTCTTTCCAAATGGGTCAAAGTCAACATGAAGCTCGGCACCCTCGGGACCGCCGTACCGATCAGCGGCATCACGCTCGCGTCGCCGGCGGTGGTCAGTTACACCGGGACCGATCCGACGGACGGCAACTACCTCGCCATGACCTCGATTCAGGGCATGGACGCCATCGCCGATCGCATTTTCCGAGCCGATAACACCAACGGCGCCGGCGACACCACCGAGCTCGAGGGCGTCGATTCGACCGCCTTTGACGCCTTCGTGTCGGGCAACTTTCAGCCGATCACCTTTGGCAACACCCTGCAAACCATCATCGACCCCGGCGCCGGCGGCGGCGTGTTCGATTTCATCGATACGTCCGTCGTCCATAAGGGCATCAAAACACAGATCCCCAACATGGCCGACCCCGTGATTTTTAACATGCGATCGCAATGGGATCCGGGCGACGCCGCGCTCGCCGCCCTCGCGGCCGCTTCCGAGGCGCAAACCTTGCGCGCATTGCTGCTCACCTTCGGGAACGGCTACAAAACGCTCGCCCTCGGCTACGTCGGCGCGACCCTCGTGCCAACCGGCTCCGTCGGCACGTTGGTCGAAACGCCCGTCGTGTTCACCGCCGCCGGCCTCATCACCAACTACACCACATGACCGACGACGAGCTCAAAAGCAAACTCGCCGCCGCCCGCGAATTCGAGTACCGGGCCGGCGAGCGCGTATCGATTCGGCTTGCCATCCCGTCGCAAGATGCCATCCGGCGCATTTACGCCCGGCATCCGTCCGACGTCCGGCTCAATGAAGGCATGGCCGATACGCTCACGGCGTCATTGCGCGGCATCCGCGGCGCAACGCTCGCCGACCTCGGCCTCGCCGGCGAGGACGCATTGCCCGATTCGGCCTTGTCGGCGCGCGAGTACGTGGCCGAGCACCCGGCACTCGCCGACGAGCTCGCGTATGAGCTATTCCGGCGCGCGCGCGAGCGATTCGACAGGATCGAGCAAGACCGAAAAAACTAATCGAGCGCCTCGAGTATGACCTCGGGCAAGCCGAGTCGCTCAAACGAATGGGGTTCACCGATGCCCAAATCGCGCAGACACGCCCGGCCTTATCTGAGCCCGCCGAGGAGGCACTCATCGTCTACCGCGCCCTCGGCGGATGGTTTCCCGAACGCCTGCCCATCGTGCTCACGTTCGTCGACGTGGCGCACCTCGACGGGCTATTCGATCGCCTGCTCACCATCCGCGATTTCGCCGAGGCCGCCGAATGAGTGAGCCCGTCATCGCCCTAACGGCCGCCGACCGCACGGCGGCCGCCTTTGCCAGCGTCACAAAACGATTCGACGGCCTGCAATCCAAAGCGTCGGCCTTGTCGGCGCCCTTTGCCAAGCTCAACGGCGCGCTCGTGGCGTTGGGGGCGATCGGCGCAGTTGCGGCACTCAAGGGCGCCGTCGACAGCGCCGACGCGCTGGCGAAGCTATCACAGCGCGCCGCGGTATCGGTCGAAGCACTCTCAACGCTGCAATTCGCCGCCTCACTCGCCGACACGGACGTCAAACAACTCGCCGACGGCCTGCGTCAATTGAACGTCCGCATGGCCGACGCCCAACGCGGCACCGGCGAGGGCCTCGGCGCCTTTAAGGCCCTCAACCTCGAGCTCGAGTCGACGCCCGGCATACTGCGCCCCACCGAGGACGTGCTCCTCGACATCGCCGACCGATTCGCCGGATTCGCCGACGGCGCAAACAAAACCGCCCTGGCCGTGAAGATTTTCGGCGACGCCGGCGCGAACCTCGTGCCGTTCCTCAATCAAGGCCGCGCCGGCATACAAGCACTCCGCGAGGAGGCCGAGCGCCTCGGCCTCAAGCTCGGCACCGACGTCGCCCGCGACGCCGAGCGATTCAATGACAATTTGAGCACCTTGGGCCGCTCAGTGTCGGCGCTTGGCAAGTCGATCGCCGAAAAATTCCTACCGCCGCTCGTCCAGATCACCGACCAGATGCGCCTCGCCGCGGAAAAGGGCGGGCTATGGGCCGCGGCAATGGCGGGCGTGCGCGAATCGTTCGCGCAACTCTTCCTCGCACAAAGCACGGTCGCCGGCGCCGGCGGCACCATCGACACCATCAACGCCGCCATCATCGAGCAAATCCAGCTCATCGAGCGGCTCGAAACCACCGAGGCACGCCGCGGCACCCGCGGCGCCCTCAATCGCCCGCGCCAAATTCAAGCCGCCAAGGCCGAGCTCGAGCGGCTCAAACAAGAGTCGATCAAGGCGCAAATCCTCGCCCAATTCGATCGGCCCGGCGGGCTCAATGAGGGCGTCACCAAACCTGCGGCGCCGGGGCTCGCCAATCCCAACGACAGCGAAGGCAAAGCCTCGGCCGCCTTCCTCGACGGGCTCAAGAAAAAAATTCTTGCGCTCGAGGAGAATGAGTACGCCGTACTGCGCCTCGAGGCCGCACAAAAGAAAGTCGCCGAAAGCGCCGAGCCGCTCATCCAACAACTCGAGCGCGAAACCCGCTTCCGGGCCGAGCTCAAGGAAGGGCAAGAGCGCGACGCCAAAGCGGCCGAGGCGGAAATGGCCCGCCGCATCGGCCTCGTCAACGGCGTCGCCGATTATGTCGAGCAACTCGAGATCGAGGCGCGCATGCTCGGCCTCACCGCCGAAAATCGGCTCGTCGGCATTCAACTCCTCAAGCTCGAGGAGGCCGGCATCGCCAAGACGAGCGCCGAATATGCCGCGGCCGCCGAACGCATCGAAGAAGCCGTCGCCAAAGTCGCCGGCGCCAAACTGTTCACCGACACGCGCTCGCCCCTCGAAACCGTGCGCCAAGAAATCGAGCGTATCCGCGACCTGTACGTCAAAGGCGCCATCGACGCCGATACATTCGAGCGCGCAATCGCCAAGCTAAACGAAGAATTCACCAAACAAGCCACCGCCGGCAACAAAGCCAAATCGGCCGCCGAGGAACTCGGGCTTACGTTCTCCTCGGCATTCGAGGACGCCATCGTCGGCGGTAACAAACTATCGGACGTGCTCAAGGGCCTCGAAAAAGACCTCGTGCGGCTCGTATTGCGCAAAAACGTCACCGAACCGCTCGCCGATAGTCTCGGCTCACTGTTCAAACCGTCCGGCAAAGACGGCGGCGGCGGCCTGGGCGGGCTCATCCAAACCGGCGCCAGCTTTCTCACCAACTTTTTCAAGGCATCCGGCGGCCCCGTCAACGCCGGGCAAACCTACCTCGTCGGCGAGCAAGGGCCCGAACTATTCACGCCGCCGCGCGCCGGCAACATCACGCCTAACCACATGCTCGGGCGCACGAGCTCGCGCCCGATCAACATCACGATCAACATGCCCGCCAACGCCAATCGCGACACCGCCATGCAAGCCGCGGCGCGCGTCGGACAAGCGGCACAACTGGCACTAAGGCGCAACGGATGAGCTTTGTTGAATCCCCAAGATTCCCCGACCGCATCGGTTATCTGTCCGTAGGCGGGCCAACCTTCCGCACCGCCGTCGTCGAAACGAATAGCGGCGCCGAATACCGAAACGCCCGATGGGCCCAATCCCTGCGGCGTTATGACCTCGCGCACTCCGGGCGCACCCAAGCCGAAATCGACGAGCTCCTCGCGTTTTTCCTCGCCGTCGGGCAAGGCCGCGCACATATGTTTCGCTTCCGCGATTGGGCCGACTACCGCGTCACCGTCACCGACGGGCGCCTCGAGCTCGGCGCCGGCACCGGCGAGCCCACCTACCAACTCGCCAAGGCATACGCCGCCGGCGCGTACACGCACTATCGCGACATCACCAAGCCGGTCGCCGGCTCGGTCGCCTGCTACCGCAACGCGGGCCTCCTCACCGTCGGCGCGGGCGCCGGCAATATCGCCATCGACACCACCACCGGGCTCATCACGTTCGTCGCCGATGCCTCGCAGGCAATCGCCTCGCATACGCCCGGCGCCACGCACGTTTTCACGACGGCCGCCGATATCAGCGGGCTTTCGATCGGAAGCAAAGTCTATCTCACCGGCATCGTCGGCACGGCCGCCGCCTCGCTCAACGCGATCGCGCACACGATCAGCAACAAAACCGGAAGCGGCCCGTACACATGGACATTGTCCACCGCCACGACCGGATTGACGGTGAGCAGCAACGGCACGGCCGCCAAATTCCCGCAAGCCTCCGACGCGCTCACGTGGGCGGGCTCGTTCGATGTGCCGGTACGTTTCGACGTCGACGAATTCCCCATTCGGATCGAGGGCCCCGGCATCTACACCCTCGACACGCTCCCCCTCGTCGAGCGCCGAGTATGAAAACCATCAGCGTCGCCCTGGCCGCTCACTTCGCCCTCAATGCCGCCACCGTCGCGACGTGCTGGCTCATCGTGCGGCGTGACGGCGCGCGGTTCGCCTTCACCGACCACGTCGACCCGCTCACCATCGACGGCGACGTCTACCTCGCCTCGAGCGGCTACACCTCGAGCAACATCGAGACCAGCGCCGCGCTCAACGTCGACAATCTCGAGGTGAGCGGCGGCCTCGATTCTTCCGCCATCACCGAGGCCGACTTGCTCGCGGGCAAATGGGACTTCGCAGAGGTGCGAATTTTTGAAGTGAACTATACCGACCTCTCGCAAGGCAAAAACAAACTGCGCCGCGGCTGGCTCGGCGAAGTCAAAACAAACGGGCCCGCGTTTACCGCCGAGCTCCGCGGCATGATGCAAGCACTACAGCAAAACATCGGCCGCATCGTCTCGCCGGCATGCGACGCGGCCGTCGGCGATGCGCGCTGTGGCCTCGACTTGGACGTCCTCACCGACGGGCGCGTCGCCGGCGCCGTCACCGCCGTCACGAGCGCCCGCGTTTTCACCGCCGCGGCACTGACTCAAGCCGGCGGATGGTTCGATGGCGGCGTCGTCACCTGGACCTCGGGCGCCAATGCCGGCCTCGAGATGGAGGTACGCACCTTCGCCGCCGGGCTCGTGTCGCTCGTCTTGCCGATGCCGTTTGCCGTCGCCGTGTCCGATGCGTTTTCCATCACCGTCGGTTGCGACAACCTCGTCACGACGTGCCGCGACAAATTCGCCAACGTCGTCAATTTCCGAGGATTTCCACACGTGCCGGGCGTAAATCGCATTATGAGCGGAACATGACCCACGACGCCGCCATCACGCCCACGCGCATCGTCGCGGCCGCCCGCACGTACCTAGGCGCCGCCTTCGTCCACCAAGGCCGCACGCGGGCGCACGGCGTCGACTGCGCCGGCCTCGTCGCCTGCGTGGCGTATGACCTCGGCGTGCGCGACGTCCGCATCACCGACTACACGCCCCAACCCGATCAAAACCGGTTTCGCGCCATCCTGCGCGAGCACCTCGCGCCGATCGCGTACGCCGAGCTCGAGGCGGGCGACGTCGTGACATTTACCATCGTCGGGCGCGAGCAACACCTCGGCATCATCACCGACGCGGCGCCGCTTCGGTTTATCCACGCATACCAAACCGCCGGGCGCGTCGTCGAGCAACTCCTCGACCCGACATGGCGCCGGCGCCTGCGTGGCTGTTATCGGTTCCGCCTCGGCGGCGCCAACGGGAGAGCGTAACCGTGGCCGTGCTCGCTTTCGCTGCAATGGGCTCGGCAATCGGCGCCGGCATCGGCGGTACGTTCCTCGGCGTAACGGCGGCCTCGTGGGGATGGTCCATCGGCGCAATGGTGGGGAATGCGCTATTCCCGGCCAGCGGCCCGGATCAACACAACGAGGGCCCGCGCTACACCGACACCAAGATCCTGAGCTCGGCATACGGGCAAGCCATCCCGCTCGTTTTTGGGACCTACTCGCTTGCGCCCAATATCATCTGGTCGAGCGCAGTGCGCGAAGTCGCCACGACCACGAGCCAAGACGTCGGCGGCAAAGGCGGCGGCGGCCAAACCGTGACCAACACCACGTATGCATACTATGCCGACGTTGCTTTGCTGCTCCATGACGGCGAAATTGTCGGCGTCCGCAAGCTCAAATTTAACGGAGAGCTCAAGTACAACGTCGCCGACGACGCGGATACCGACTCCGTCATGGCATCGGCCCTCAACGCCGCGGCCGTGCGCGTCTACCGAGGCACCGAGACGCAAACCGCCGACCCGCTCATCGCCGCCGCCGAGGGCAATACCGCGCCCGCGTATCGCGGCTATGCGTACATCGTGCTCGAGGACCTCAACGTCACACCCTACGGCGGCAAAGTCCCTCAAATCGAAGCCGAAATCGTCACGCAAGGCTCGACCGCGGCCGAGCTCGCCATCTCCGACGGCGTCGCCGTCGGCACCACCGCCGTCATCAATGCCACGCCGGGCTTTGTGCTCGGCCGGCGCGGCAACATTTGGGGCCTCGGCGCCGTATCGAATACGGCCGTTCGAATCAACCTGTTCGCGCAAAGCGTCCAAAGTGTCTACACGCGCACGCTTTGGGGATATCGGCCGATTTCCCTGTCGCCCGATGGCGTGGCCGTGTTCAACAACAACGGCGGTTTTTTCGGCACGTTGAACGAGGACGGCACCGTCACCGAGTACAGTGCCGGCCCCGCGGCGCTCGGGAGCGGCGCGAGCGTCCGCCCGGTCGCGTGGGATAGCGCATATTCGGGCTACGCGCTCGGCGATAGCTCAAGCTCGAATAACTGCTACCGTTTCGTAACCAACACCACAACCAACCAAGTCGACGAGATTTCCATTTCGGCGGCCCGCGCCACGCACCTTTTCACCAACGCCACCGGCATCGCCGGGCGATGCTATGTGTACGGCTGGACGGTGTACGGCCACGAAGTCGGCTACCTCACGCCGGCGCTTTCCAAAGTCCTGCTATTCAGCGGCACACAATACGCCCCCGGCGGCCTGCTCGTGTCCTCCGACGGTTACTTGTGGATGGCGCGCTCGAGCACCGGCACCGACGTCGAGAAACGCGACGCCGCGGGAAATCTCATCGGCTCAGTGGCGATCCCCTCGGGAACCGTGTTCCGCGTGTTCGAAGCGCCGGATGGGTACATATGGGCGCATGTCAGCAGTGGCGCATGCTACGGCATCCACCCGGCCACGCTCACCATCGACTACACCTCAGAAAATACCGGGACGAAAACGGCGCTCGGCTTTACCGAGGACGGCCGGCTCATTTTCTCCTCGCTCACGGCCGGGACGTACTACATTCACCAAATGGAGCCGCTCCCGCGGATCTCCGCGAGCGCGTACGCCGCCGCAAGCGCGGTCGAGCTCATCGCCGGGCGCGTGGGCCTCGTGCCGGCCGACCTCGAGCTCGCCGCATTGACTGACAACGTGCGCGGTTACGGCATCGCGCGGCGCATGTCAGCGCGCGCCGCCCTCGAGCCGCTCCTCGCCGCCTATCGCACCGAGCTCGTCGAAAGCGATGACGTCATCAAAGCCGTCAAACGCGCCGGCACCGTCGTCGATACCGTCGACGAGCTCGACCTCGGCGCTCGCGTCTATGGCGATTCTCCGCGCTCGCCGCTCGTCGGCCGCCGCTTGCTCGAGACGGAATTACCGCGCCTGCTCGAGCTACGCTACCCCGACGCCGACGCCGACTATGAGCCGGGCGTGCAACCGGCCAAACGCTTGACCGGCGGCAGCGTCGACGCGATCACCGTCGATTTGCCCGTCGTGTTAAGTGCGACCGAGGCGCGCCAGCTTGCCGACGTCATGCTGTACGATCGATGGACGGGGCGCATGCTGTATTCGCTCGACCTGCCGCGCAAGTACGCCCACCTCGAGCCGACCGACGTCATCACGGTCGCCTCAGACGGCAGCGCCTATACGCTTCGCATCGTCGCGAAAACCGAGCTCGACGGGCTCCTGTCCTTCGAATGCGTCGCCGAGGATGCCGCGGTACATACCTCGTCGCTCGCCGGCGCGGCACTGCCCACGCCCTCGCGCACGGTCGACCAATCCGGCCCGACCGTCGTGCGCTTCCTCGACATTCCGATCCTACGCGACGCCGACGACGGCGCCGGGTTCTACCTCGCGCCGGCCGGCTATTTCGCGGGCTGGCCCGGCGGCGAACTATGGCGCAGCGTCGACGCGGGCGTGAGCTACGCGCGCACCGACACCAATTTTCTCACCGCGGCCGTGATCGGCTCGACGGTCAACGCGCTCGCGACATTCGCCGGCGGCAATACGTTCGACGAAGCCAATACCGTCGACGTGCAGATCCTATCCGGCACCCTCTCGAGCTCCACCGAGGCGCTCGTGCTCGCCGGCGAAAATGCCGCTTATGTCGGCGGCGAAATTCTACAGTTCAAAACGGCCACGCTTCTCGGGACCAATCAATACCGACTCGGCGGATTGCTACGCGGGCGCAAGGGCACCGAGCAATACATGACCACGCATGCGGCCGGCGAATCGTTCGTGCTACTGGACGCCGCCACGCTCAAACGCATCGCCGTCGACGACTCCGAAATCGGCCTCGCGCGCACCTACAAGGCGCCCGCCTTCGGGCAATCGCTCGCCGTCGTCTCGCCTGAACCCTTTACACTCGCCGGCGTCGGGCTCAAGCCGCTCGCGCCGATTCAGCTTGCCGCCGGCCGCACCGCCAATGCGGCGTGGGATGTCACGCTCAAATGGACGCGCCGCACGCGCCTCGGCGGCGATTGGCGCGACTATGCCGACGCCTCGCTCGGGGAAACGACCGAATCGTACGAAGTCGACATATTCGATGCGAGCTTCACCACGCTCAAGCGTACGCTCACCTCGAGCTCGCCGACGGTCACGTACACCAACGCGCAGCAAGTCACCGACTTTGGCTCGAGCCAGTCGACCATCTACGTCAAGGTCTACCAACTCTCGGCGACCATCGGCCGCGGATTTGCGGCACAAGGCACGCTCACCGCATGAACTCGCCGACCGAAATCAACGTCGCACTCATCCGCGCCCTCGGCATCGACGAGCTCGACGTGCGTGCCGTCAACATCAAACTTCGCCCGACACAATATCCACTGGTCACCGTGCAAAGATTCGCCCGCCGCGGCGCCGACCGACTCCTCGAGGCCGGCGAGCTCGCCACCATCACCCAACGCTACCAACTGACGCCGAAACCATGAGCGATTCCACGCCAAAACTCGACAGCATTTCAGAGGCGCAAGCCGGCAAAGCCACCACCGCCAACGAAATTTTTTTCGGGCTCAGTGTCGCCGCCGCATTCGGCCGGCGCGCCGCCACCACCGGGCTCACTTGGGCCTATACCGGCGTCGATCGTTGGTACGTCAACGCGACCGCGACCGTCAAAGCGAATTCGACCGTCGTGCTCACCGGCTCGAGTACGCGGTACATCCAAGCCGACCGCTCGCTCGGCGTGACCGAGGCGGCCTCATTCGATGCCGGAAAACTCGCGCTATACAAAGCCACCACCGGCGCGAGCTCAGTGTCGAGCTACGAGGACCACCGTGACCCGCATCACATCGTGCGCTTTCTCTATGGCCGCTTCGTGCTCGCAATGGGCGACGCCAACAAAACGCTCACCTATGAGCAAGCCATGTGCGAATCGATGGAGCTCACCGGCGCCCTCACGGCGTTGCGCGACGTCACCGTTCCCACCGTGCCGCGCGCCTGGACCGTTTACGCGAACACGTCCGGCGGTTTCGGCGTGCGCGTCAAGACCTCGGCCGGCAGTGGCATCACGGTCGCCGACGGCAAGCGCGCGATCGTCGAGTGCGACGGCACCAACGTCGTCCGCATCACGGCCGACGTGTGACATGGACCGCCGGCGCCGATTCAATTGGCTACATGCCGCGCTCGCGGTTCCAATGCTCGTGCTCGGGCGCTTCGCCGCCTTCGGCGATCGCGATACGCTTTTCACCAACACACTCGCGCGCCAAGGACTCGAAACCTTTTGGGGATCGGTTCTCATACTGGTCGGCGGCGCCATCGTGCTCACGTCGTACTTTAGGCACCGAGGATTGACCGTATTAATGCACGGCGTCACGGCGTTTGTAATGATTTGGACGTGGTACATCGCCGCCGTCATCGGCGGCGTGCATACGCCGACCGTCGAGCTTGCGCTCGGCTTGGGGCTCTTCCTGGCGGCGGCGACGCTGGCCGAGGCGCTCGAAAGTGTCAACATCCGGCGTTGCCGCGGCTCGAGGGCCGCGTGACATGACGCTGGCCGACACGCACGGGCTCGGTCAATGCGCCACCACCGCGACCACGTGGCTTTGCGGCGTTGTCGCCACGCTGGCCGATGCCGAGCTCATTTTCTCGAGCTCGCCGGCGCTCGGTTTCCTGCTCTTTTCCGCAGCCGGCGCGGGCGTCGGCTTTTGCGCGCGCCTCGAGGCCGGCAACTACGATCACGATCCGGTTGTTCGACGTGTTCGCTCGTTCGTCACCCGGCTCGCCATTGGCGCCGGCATCGGCGTGTGCGCCGCGATCGCGTGGCGCGGCTACGGTTCACCGCCGCCGGGCCTTTGGTTGCTTTGCACGGGCGCCGCGTCGGCGTTCCCGCTCGAGGCGGCGCGATGGATCAAAAAGCGATTTTTTCCGATCACTAGAGGCGAAGGCTGACAACATGAACCGATTTGATCGCGTCATCGAGGGCTTGCCCTTGCGCGAGGGCATCTACAGCAAAGACCCGAACGACCGCGGCAACTGGACCGGCGGGCGCATCGGCGCCGGCGTCCTCAAGGGCACCAAGTACGGCATCTCGGCGGCGAGCTATCCCAATCTCGACATCGACAATCTCACGTGGTCCGAGGCGCGCGCCATCTACCGCCGAGACTTTTGGGACGTCTTGCAATGCGACGAGCTCGGCGCGCCGCTCGACGATTTCCTTTTCGACTTCGCCGTCAATTCAGGCGCGCAGCGCGTAGCGGGCCTATTGCAATCGGCCGTCGGCACGATCCGCGACGGCATCATCGGCCCCAAAACGATCGCCGCCTATCTTCGGCGATCGCCGCGTGACGTCCTGCGGGCGCTTTTCGTCGAGCGCGCCATGATTTTCGCCCTCGACCCGACCGACCGGTATCACGGCCGCGGATGGTTCGCTCGCCTGTTCGATGTCCTCGAGCCGGCGCTCCTCGATTTGCATACGCCGGCCGCGCCGGATTAGGGGGGGGTATGGGTCCGCTTGTCCCTGTAGCGTTGGAAATCGCCCGCGTCGCGGCCCCTGGCCTAATTCGCTGGCTGTCCGGCTCCGACAAAGCGGCCGCCGTCGCCGAGGAGCTCGTCGGCGTCGCGCAGGAAGTCACCGGCGCCACGTCGCCGGCCGCCGCCGTGCAAAGACTGCGTGCCGACCCGGCGCTCGTGCTCCAATTGCAAGCGCGAACGGTCGAAATCGACGCCCGGCTCGAGGAGGCATACTTAGCCGACAGGCAAGACGCTCGAAAAATGACCGTCGAGCTTGCCAAGTCCGGCGACACCTCCTCGCGCGATCGAAAATTCTTTATGGTGCGGCTCGACGTCGTCGGCCTCGTGCTCGGCCTCGCCGGCATGGTCCTCCTCGGCTGGCTCAAGAGCCAATACCCCGACAGTGTGAGCGACGGCGTTTTCGGCGCGCTCCTCGCCCAACTGTCGACCATCACCTCATACTTCGGGCTGTGCCTGCGTGACGCGCATCAATTCGAATTCGGCTCGAGTCGCGGCTCGCAAGACAAAACCGAAATGCTCGCCCGCGGCGCCGGGAAACCATAGCGGGCGCGCGCGCCAGTGCCGACCTTCGGCGACGCGCTCGTGCTCGGCCTGGGCGTGCTCGCCGGCGCGCTCGTGGCCTTGCCCATCATGGCGTGTTGCGTCGTGCGGTTTGCCGTGTGGATGTTCGACAGCATCGAGGCGCTCGACGCCCTCGACCGGGACTTGATGCTCGGACTAAAGGCGCAGAAAGTGTCTACGCGCCGGCCGCGAGCCCGCATAAAACCGTCGCAGATTGCGACCCGTTCGCGTAGACGTTCGCGCCTTAACTGTCTGATTAAATGCGAGAACGCCTGTAGATGGGGTGCAGGTGGTCGGAGGTTCAAATCCTCTCGCCCCGACCATAGAATCAAACACTTAGCGCGACGGTGAATCGCTGAGTGTCTACGCCGAGGCCGGTTTGTCTACGCTTTTGCCCACAGCGCGCGACCACGCGGCCATTGTTTTGAGCGCGAAACCGCCGTCGCCGGGCTTACAAAACACCGACGGCCCGCGCCGGCCGCATGCCGTACATGCGACCCAAAACTCGTTTTTAGTATGCCCGCCGCCGATGCCCGCGTGGGCTTCGCCGTGAATCTCGAGGCGCGTCTCGCCGTCGACGCATGCCGGATTCGGGCATGGCGCCGGGACCGGCGCCATCAATTCGCGGCCCCTTGCCCGTCGAGATAACAGTTTATCGCCGCCTGCGCCTCGCTCAATTCCTCGAGGGCGCAATTTACGGCGTTCCGAGCGAACGCCGCTTGCTTTCTTGCGTCCTCGAGCGCCGATTGTGCGCGGGATAATTCCTCGTGAAGCTCGGCGATGTTGCGCTTCGTGTCGCTCACTTCGCGGCCTCCTGTTCGTCCGGCGGATCGATCCAGTCAAGGCCGGCGGCCTCAATGTATGTTTGCGTCATTGCCTTGCTCGAGTGCCCACCGAGCCGGCGCGCATTCTTGCCCTGGCGCTCGGCGTCGGTAATGGCCCGATGCCGCAAATCGTGAAAGTGTGCATCGGTCACGCCGGCGGCGTTGCACGCGCGTTCCCATGCCGAATTTGCGCCGCTATACGTCAACGGCTGGCCGGCGCGCGTGTGCACGACCCACAACGACGACACCTTAGTCGCCACGCGGCACCGCTCGAGCACCGCGCGCAATCGGGGCGTCATGCGGATCGGGACGGCGACAGCCGTTTTTTTCTGGACCTTCGCCGGCCGGAAAATGATGCCATCGGCGCGGACGTCCGACCATTTGAGCGACAGCAAGTCGCCGATTCGCTGCCCGGTCACGAGCGCCAAGTCGACGAGTCCGGCCGTCATCGCCGAGGATTTCGCCTTGATGCGCGCGATTTCCTCGTCGGTCAAATACCTCGAGCGCGCGCTCACCGAAAAGCTCGCAATCTCGCGGACCGGATTGTCATCACGCCGGCCGCGGCGTACCGCGTAGCTCATAATGAGAAGAAGCAACGATCGATACGCATTGCCGGCGCGCGGGCGATCCTTCCATTGATCGACGAAGTCGGCCACGTCCGACGGGCGCACGTCGGCGACTTCGAAGTCGCGGAAAGCCTCGGCGATGACGACGGCCATGCGCTCATATTCTTTTTTCGTCGCCGGCGAATACTTGCCGAGCTCCGCGCCTTTCCATGCCGACACGATTGCCGGCATGGCCGAATCGCTCGGCGGCCGATGGAGTCTCGCGAGGGCATCGTAAAGCGCGGCCGGGCCCTCGTCGACGCGCGACAACGGCAACCATCGCCGCTTGAGCCGGCCGCGCCGATCGCGCTCGACGGACTGCGCGATCCAGAAATAGCGCCCGTTTTTTGCTGTGACCTTCGGCGGTAGTTTCATCGCCCCACCTCGCGCACGCGCGGCCGGTTCACGTCGCGGCCGTTGGCGACGTAGCGCCCGTCGCATACGGCCTCATAATGTGCTCGCTCGAGAACGCACCGGCCGAGCCGGTCAATGCGCGCACGCGGAAAGCCGAGCCGATGGAGCTCGGCCAATTGCTCGCCGGCGCGGCTGTAGCCCGTGACGTCGAAGAGCTCGAGGTGAGACAGCGTCGGCGCCGCGCCGATGGGGGTGACGGTTCCGGTTTGCAATGGCGGACCTCCTCGAATGTCATCAAACGCCGGGCCGGGCGCGTGAGGGCCCCAAGCTCGGCCGGCCGTAAATGACGCATTCACGATCGATCACCGCGGCGCCCGATCGCCATGTGCTCTCGAGCACCATGTCGCCGTCATGCGCGATCGGACAGGGCGCCACGCTGGCCGTTTCCACCGCCGGCGCATCGATGGGCTCGAGCGTAGATTGCCCGAAAAGAAAACCCACGCCAAACACGCCGACGACGGCGATGACGCGATCGACGAGGCGCGTGCGTTGCACGTGTACCTCGCGATGAATATGGGCCGGATAGTCAAAAGGCCGGGCCGGCATGTCGCGCGCCGGCGCCTCGCGTGTTCCTGTCGTGTCGCCGTAAATGCGCGCGCTCACGGGACGAGCTCCAACGCCGGCGCCGTCGAGACGGTCAAGAAAACCACCGTGCGGCTGTACGCCGGGACGCGCTCGACATGCCGGCGCACCGCCGTCGTCAAGCGGCGCCGATCGTTTCGGCAGGCATCGAGGAGGGCGCGCAGAAAGACGAGCTCGGCGGCCGCCTGGGCGCGCATCGGTGCGCTATGGTCGAGTCGCTCGAGGAGCAACTCCGCGCGTTCAGATTCGGCTACGGTTAAGACGACTTCGCCATGCATGGCCGGGACTCCCGAGGACAAAGACATCACCGGGCCGGATGGCGCGGCGAGCCCGCGGGCGTCCAACGCACCGCGGCACGCCACACAATAACCTAAAGGTTATACGTAAAGCAATACCGACGGGTTATATTTTCGGGATGTTTCGCCGCGGCCGCATGCCGGGCTCGATCGGCCCGCCATTGCCGATGACGCGCGCGAACTCGACCACGTGCGAGCGTTGCTCGGCCGACAGTGCCGACAGGATTTCGAATAATTGGGAAAGGTCAGGGTCGGCCTCGATCGGCCGCGTCGGCGTCGACCGCATGCCGAGCAGATAGCGCGCCGACACGCCGAGCAACTCGCACATGATGAGCAACTCCTCGGCGCTCGGTTCGCCTTTCCCCGCGAGCCAGCGCGAGACGCGGGCGCGTGTGATCTTCGGCGCCCGGCGCGCCACCAGACGCACCAAGCCTTGCACCGTACAGCCCGCGGCCGTCATGGCGTCCAGCAACCGCTCACACAGCGCCGGCCTTAAGTCACGGTCGGTCATTGCCAGCCTGTTCTTTTTTGTATTAGTGAACTCGCAGTCTGTTATAGCGCATTTCTGGCCGCGTGTACGAGGCATTAATAGCGCATTTCTGGCCGCGTGTACGAGGAATTAGTCATCCGCGCCGGCTTTTTCTGGCTTGGCGGATCCCGGTAGACGGCCGGCGGCCCGGTAGGCGCGCGCACGTCGGGCGCGTACGGACAGCGTCGACAGTACGCGGCGTTGATCGTCAGGGAGGAGGGCACGATAGTCCTCAATGAGCTCGCGCGGAATATCGGCCGGGAGCGGCTCATCGCCGCCGATGCGATCCATCCAGCCGGGCGCCTTGCCGAAATGGTACTCGAGCGCGCGCGCGAGTCGGTCGCCGATGTTGCGCCGGCTGGCCTCCTGCGACGACGTGATCCGATACAGGCTCACCGGCGACGCCAGATTGAGCCGCCGCGCGACCTCGGCCACGTTGCCGCCGCATTCTTCACGAAGTAACCGATCGTATTGGATAGCTCGAACTCGATGGATTGCTAACGTCGGCACGGTCAAGGCCCCCGGTGAAAATGACACTGCATTGTCGCCGTATCATATCCTCGAGGTAAGACACCACGGGGCTATTGCCGTTTCATAACCCAGAGGTTATATTCGGCCGTATGGACTTCCGACTCTATTGGGCTACCCTCCGCGGCGAAGCGCGCCACGACTTCGCCAAACGGTGTGAAACGACCGTCAATCACCTCAACAACGTCGCCTATTCTGGCCGGCGCGTCGGTGAAGGATTCGCCATCCGCCTCGAGCGCGAAACCGACGGCGCCGTCACGTGCGAAGAAATGCGCCCCGATGTCGATTGGTCCTACCTTCGCGGGACCGCCCCACGCGCCGCCGGCGCCTTTCGGCCAGGCTAGACCCGCATGCGCCGCGCCCCCGATTTCGACGCCAGACTCAAGCGCGCGGCGTTCCTGCGGTTCCAAGGCTATTCGCTCCAACAAATCGCCGAATGTACGCGCTTACGCGAGGACACGTTGAGCCGGCTTTTTAAGGACATCGGCCCCTACCAACGGCGCGAGCCCGACGGGAGCATCGTCACCGCCGCGCGTACGGCTCGGCCGTATCCGGGCGCTCGAAACCTCGCTCGCTGGCAATGACGACGCCCATGACCATCGCCGAGCGCATCGCCAACGATCCGACCTTGCCCGGCCGCGTCCTGCAATTGCGCCTCGCGCCGGCCGAATGGCGCCGGCTCATCGAGTACAACGTCGCCCACTTTATCGCCGACAACATCATCAAGGCCGGGCTCGACCTTGCCGGGCGCCGCGCCGAGCTCGAGCTCGTGCCCGATACCGTGCGCCGCGCCGTCGAAGCCAACCTCGTCCGCTACTTTTCCGGCCGCGCCGAGCTTCGTGCCCGCGATCGCGCGCATGCGCCCGGCGCCGTCGATTTCACCGGCGAACTATGAGCACCATCGACCACGCCATCGCGCAGATGCGCGCCTTCGACATGCCGCCGCTCGAGCGGCCGACGATATCGGGCAAGGTCATTCGCTACGGCCCGAAAAAACGCGCGTGGTACGTGATGCGCGAATTCCAAACCCGCACCGGCGCGCGCGTCATCACCGGCGCCTTCGGGATTTGGGGCCGCCTCGACGCCGTCACCATCGAAGTCGATTGGACGGGCATATCCGAGGACGAACGACAACGCCTCGAGGCCGATCGGCGACAGCACCGCGAGGCCGAGGAGGCCAAACGCGCCGAGCGCGCGCAATTCGCCGCGAACCGAGCGCGCCAGCAATGGCACGCCGCCAACCGCGTCGGCGGTTCCCCGTACCTGCAACGCAAACAAGTCACGCCCGAGCCCGCGTTGCGCTTCATGGCCGACGGCACCGTGCTCGTGCCCATGCTCCGGTACGACGGACAGCCGCGCCTCATGGGCTTGCAAAAGATCGCGCCCGACGGCGCCAAACGATTCAATGCCGGCATGGCGAAAGAGGGCACCGCGTGCCGCTTGGGAAAACCGCCGACCGACGGCGACGTGATCGTCATCACCGAGGGCCTCGCCACTGCGCTATCGATCCGCATGGCGCTCGAGCGCCGCACGACGGTCTATGTGGCTTTCGATTGCCTGTCGCTTCTCCCCGCGGCGCGGATCCTGCGCGCGCTTTATCCATCAAGCCGCATTCTTTTTGCCGCGGATGACGACTACATGACCGAGGGCAACCCCGGCCTCACCAAAGCACACGCCGCCGCCGAGGCCCTTGGGAATGCGGACGTCGTCGCGCCGGTATTCAAGAGCCGCGACGCCGGCGCCAAGCTCACCGATTACAACGACCTCCACGTCACCGAGGGCCTCGCGTGCGTCGCCGAGCAAATGTCGCGCGCATTGAGCTCGGCAAGCGGGACAGCCGCGCCCGGCGCCGCCGCGCCCGGCGCCCGCGCCAAGCCTCGCAACCCGGTCGACCCCACGCGCCTCGAGCGCCTCCTCGAGCATTACACGTTCATACGCGGCACTGATACGGTGTACGACGGCGAGCACAAACAGATCATTAGCGTCGCCAACCTGCGCCTCGCCGAGAACAAAGCCGCCGTCAATGCGTGGCTCGAGCACCCCGACCGGCGTACCGTGATGGACGATTGCGTCCTATTCGATCCGACGTCGTCGAATGACCCCGACACATCAATCAACCTGTTCGACCCCGCCGAGATTCGGGCGCCCAATGTCGGCGGCGCCTGCGAGCGCCTCATCGCGTTGCTGCAATACCTGTGCGGAGAAGCCGAGCAGGAAATGACGCCCGTCACCGATTGGGTGTTGCGATGGTTCGCGTACCCGCTGCAACACCTCGGCGCCAAGATGCACACCGCCGTCGTGTTCGCCGGGCCCGAGGGCACGGGTAAGAATCTGATATGCGGCGCCATTAAGGCCATGTATGGCCGCTACGGCGGGCTCATCACGCAAACCGAGCTCGAGTCGCAGTACACCGATTGGCGATCGCGCAAGCTATTCATCATCGCCAACGAAGTTATCACGCGACAGGAAATGCGCCACCAAGTCGGCAAGCTGCGCAACCTCATCACCGAGGACATGCTCCCGATTAACACGAAATTCATGTCGACGCGCTACGAAGCCAACCACATGAACCTCGTGTTTTTGTCGAATGAGTTACAGCCGCTTTTCCTCACGCGCGGCGATCGGCGGTACATCGTCATCCGCACGCCGGGCCCGATGTCCGATCAAACCTACGTCGACATCGCCGACGAGCTCGCCGGCGGCGGCGCCGACGCCTTCCATGCGTACCTTCTCAACCTCGACCTCGACGGATTCAAGCCGTACACGAAGCCGCCAATGACGGACGCCAAAGAGGCACTCATCGAGCTCGGCATGACCTCGGTCGAGCTTTTCTTTCGCGAATGGTCCGCGGGCCTCCTGCCGTGGCCCTACGGCCCCGGCTTGAGTGAGGAGGTGTATGCCGCCTATCGCCGCTTCTGCGAGCGCGCCGGCGAGCGTATGCCGGCCAAAGACAATCGCTTCTGGCCCGAGCTATTGAGTCTTGCCGGCGATGCCCGCAAGACCGTCGCGCGCGTCATCGATCCCGGCGACCCTTCCGCGCCCGCGCGCCAGCGTCGCGTGTTTATTGTCGGGCGTTGGGATGACACGCAAAAGCCCGGCGAATGGCTGCGCGAGCACATCGTCGCCTTTCACACCAGCATGGACGGCGCGAAATGACCAAGCCTCGCGACCGTTCGCCCTATCGTGTGACAGGTATGACGGGCACGCTCGCGCTCCTGTCACGCGCTAACCCCCAGATTTACAACGCATGTGACGGGTGTGACGGGTGTGACGGGCTCGGCGCCTATATGCATGCGCGTGTGCGTGTGCGTGCGTGTGCGCGTGCGTGCGCGCGTGCATGCGCCGGTTATCTATTTATACCTGTAACACCTGTCACACCCTCACCAAACACAAAACAATCAAACGCTTGTCCTGTGACGGGTAGCGTGACACGTGTGACGGGCTCAACCGATCGGGGAGACGATGCAAATTGACGTCAGAGTGAACGTGCGCGAACAACGGCGCGCCCTCAATCAATTCGGCGAGGACATCCGCAATCGTGTCGTCGCGCGGGCCCTCAATGAAGTCGCCAAGCAAGGCCGCACGCAAATGACGCGCGCGATCGCCAACGAATTCGATATGCGTCAAGGCGAGATCCGATCCGGCTTGACGATAAGCCGAGCGCGCGCCACACGCGGGCGCCTGCAATTCGTGGTCGAGCTTCGCGCACTCCAAAAGTCTCGAGGGCGCGGATACAACCTGATCCGTTTCGTCGAAAACAAAGTCACGCTCGCCGAGGCACGCCGGCGCGCCAAGGCCGGCACGTTGCGTCAAATCGGATTCAAGATCAAACGCCGCGGCGGCATACGGCGCATCCCTGGCGCGTTCATCGCGCGCAACCCGCGCACCGGCGGGACGGCCGTATTCATGCGTGAGGGCGCCGGCCGGTTGCCCGTCAAGGCCCTCACAACCATCGACCTCGCGCAAATGTTCAACACGCGGCGCATCAATGCCAAAGTGGTCGCGTTCATGCGCCGACGGTTCGCCGAAATACTCCCGCGCGAGATCGCGTACTACGCAGGAAAGGCCCGCCCATGACCATCGACCCGACCTTGTGGCACGAATACGTCGCCGTCCTCGCCATGCTTGCCGGCGTGGTGGTCATTGTCCTCGCCGTCGTCGCCGCGGCCTTGTATGACGTCATGCCCGGCGCGCCCAACCCGCGGGCGCGCGCCATCCATCCGCCGCCTCGAGCGCCGGCGATGCCACCAGAGAAAACGCCACGCCCGCGCGAATGGCCGGCGCCCCCGCCGTCGTCGACTGTCGCCCATGCCGAGCTCGTCGCTTTACTGCGCCGCTACCGAAACGAAACGCCACTCGGACATCAACCGCACATGATCGCGCATCGCGTCGACCGTGTGCTCGAGGCGCTCGAGAAGCCACAAGGTCCGCTGGCCGCTCGCGATCGGCGCCTCACATGAACGCCGCGCGTTGCTTCGTGGGTCCTTCCCACGCTTCGGACGGTGCGGCGCGAAACGA